CAGGTCGACCAGGAAGCTCAGCGCTTCCCCGGCCTCCTGCGCCGCCTCGTCGGCGAGGACGGGTACCGCACCGTCATGAACGGGCTGCGGGACGCGGACACGGGCCGAGTCAGCATTGACTCCGGTGTCGAGTACGTCGGGGCACTGTTCGAGGCCATCGCCCCAAACTGACGCTGCTCGCAGGCGCACTCTGGAACCACGAGGGCGCCCTGCGGGCATCGCTGCGGGCCGAGTACCAGATGGACCTGCGGGACCCGGGCGTGAGCCTGCTGGACCTCGCGGACCTGGTCGAGGGCCTGCCTCCCGGTTGTGCGCTGTGGCGTGCGACGGGTGGGCCGATGGCGTGGTCGAACGAGATGCACATGCTGTCGGCTGTGTTGCACCGGTTGGACGTCCTCACGTGGCAGAACACGGGGATCATGCAGCAGAAGCCGAATGGTAAAGCGCCTGACCCGGTGCCCTCTCCCCCGTTCAAGGGGCAGGAGGACGCGAAGGTGTCGGTCATTGAGAACAAGCGTGCGCGACGTCTAGCGCGCCGCACACACGAACCCCGGACGGGCTAAACCATCCGGGGTTTCCTCATGTTTGGAGGGAGCCCCGGATGGCTGTCGAGCTCGCAACCGCTTATGTGTCCCTGGTGCCGTCGTTCAAGGGCGCGCAGAAGGTTATCGCGTCGGAGTTGGGTGACTCGTCGGCGGTTTCTGAGGCTGGCCGGCGTTCGGGTCTTGGGTGGGTTAAGGGTGCCGCGAAGGTGCTCGGCGGTGCGGCTATCGCTGGCATTGGTGCGACGGCTGGTGTTGCCCTGACGAAGGGCTTCACGCGCGCGATCCAGTTGCAGGAGGCTGAGGCCAAGCTCACCGGGCTTGGGCACTCGGCGGAGAACGTCGCGAAGATCAGTGATAACGCCCTGGGTGCGGTCAAGGGGACCGCGTTCGGCATGGGTGAGGCTATGACGGTTGCGGCGAATGCTGTCGCGGCCGGTGTGAAGCCTGGTGCTGAGCTTGAGCGGAACCTTCGCCTGGTTGGTGATGCGGCGACTATTGCCGGGACCGACATGGGTGAGATGGGTGCGATCTTTAACAAGGTTGCGGCGTCGAACAAGGTTCAGATGGACGTCATCAACCAGTTGCATGACGCGGGTGTGCCTGCGTTGTCGCTCCTGGCTGACCAGATGGGCGTTACCGCTGAGGAAGCGTCGAAGATGGCGTCGGCGGGCAAGATTGATTTTGCCACGTTCCAGGCTGCGATGGAGAAGGGCCTGGGTGGTGCGGCTCAGGCGTCTGGGCAGACGTTCATGGGCGCTATGAAGAACGTCGGCGCCGCCATGGGGCGTCTGGGTGCGATGTTCGCTACCCCGGTCGTGACGGGTGCCCCGTCGGTGTTTGCGGCGATCACGGGTGCGGTCGATTCGTTGGGCACGGTGTTGAAGCCGGTTGCGGAGCAGTTCGGGAACTGGCTTGCTCCGGCGCTCGAGACTGTCGCGGGGTGGATCTCGCAGATTGACTTTACCCAGATGTTCTCGGGTATGTCGTCGGGCGAGGGTGCGCTGTCGAACATCTTCGCGTTGTTCTCCCCGTTGGGTGAGGTTGTGAAGGCGATGCTGCCCGCGTTGGCGCAGCTCGGCGGTGTGGTGAAGGACGTTGCTGGTGCGATCGGCGGGGCCCTGGCGGGTGTGTTGCCGATCCTTGCTGATGCCCTGCTGTCGGTGATGGACGCCCTGTCGGGTGTGGTTCCGATCCTGGCTGGTGCGTTGTCTCAGGTGCTGCCGGTTATCGCGATGGCGTTCACGAACCTGGTGCAGGCTGTGGCGCCGTTGATCCCGGTTTTGGTGAAGGCGTTGGCCCCGGTGTTGCCGATTCTGGCGACGGCGGTTGCGTCGGTTGCGAAGGCCATTGCGCCTTTGGTGCCGGTTATTGGTAGCGCTTTGGCGGGTGCGGTTAAGGCTGTTCTGCCTCCCCTTATCCAGGTGGTGCAGGCTGTTCTGCCGGTGTTGGCGAAGCTGCTTGACATTGTGTTGGGTGCGTTTATGCCGTTGATTCCGGCGCTGCTGGGCATTGTGAAGGCGTTTCTGCCTTTGCTGCCGGTGGTGGGGAATCTGATTGCGACGCTTCTGCCGCCTTTGATTGGGTTGTTGGCGTCTCTTGCGCCGGTGGTGCAGATCCTTGCGGGGGTGTTGGCGGCGGTCCTGGTCCCGGTCATTAAGGTTGCTGGGGCGATCATTGGTTGGCTTGTCACGAATGTGATTACGCCGCTGGTGACGTGGCTTGCTGAGCGCATCCCGGGCGCCATTGCCGGGTTGAAGGTTGTGTGGGATCGCATCTGGAACGGGATTAAGACGACGATCTCGGTGGTGTGGAACTGGATTAACACGTGGGTTATCACACCGTTCAAGCTCGCGCTTGGGGTGTTGTCTTACACGTTCCAGGTTGTGAAGGACGCGATCGGTACGGCGTGGAGCACGATGAGGGCCGGTCTTAAGGCTGGTTGGGACTGGATCAGCACGAACGTGTTCAGCCCGTTGAAGACTGGTGTGTCTCTCATTGGTGACGCGTTCTCGAATGTGAAGGATGCGATCGGGACTGCGTGGGACGGCATCAAGTCGGCTGCTGCTAAGCCGATCAACTTTGTCCTCGGCACGGTGTACAACGACGGTATCCGTAAGTGGTGGAACACCATTGCGGGTGCGGTCGGGTTGGATGATTTGAAGCTGCCTGAGGCGCAGTTGGTGAAGTTCGCTCAGGGTGGTGTGTTGCCGGGGTATACGCCGGGTCGTGACGTGCATGAGTTCTACTCCCCGACTGGGGGGCGCCTGTCCCTCTCGGGGGGTGAGGCGATCATGCGGCCGGAGTTCACGCGTGCGGTGGGTGGTGCGGCTGGGGTTGCCCGGTTGAACTCTCTTGCGCGTAGTGGGCAGGCGTTCGCGTCTGGTGGCGTGTTTGGGCGCGCCCCGGAGACGGGCGGGTTCTGGGATGACGTCGGCGCGGTTGCGTCGTCGATAGGGCGCGGCATCAAGGGCTTTGGTGAGTCCTTGTGGGATGCCGGTGCTATGGCGGTCGAGATCATCAAGGATCCGATTGGTGCGGTGAAGCGGGCCGTTTCTCAGATCATGGAGGATGCGGGCACGGGGGGTAACTCTTCGGGCTTGTTCGACATGGTGGGTACTTTGCCGGCGAAGTTCGCTGTTGGTTTGGCGGACAAGGTGAAGGAGATGTTGGGTGCGGTGCCCACTGAGGGTGCGGGCGTGGAGGGTGTTCCTGCGGGGGCGCTTGGTGTTGCGCGCATGTCTCAGATTGTGCGGGATCTGGTGCCGTTTGCTCGGGTGACGTCTGGGTTCCGTAAGGGTGCGATCACCGCTACCGGGTACCCGTCGATGCATGGTATGGGGCGCGCGATTGATATTGCGGGTTCTACGTCGGGTGATGGTGCGGGCATGATGGCGATCTTCAATGCGTTGCGGGGGAAGTTCCCGAACGCTACGGAGCTCATCTATTCGCCGGCGGGTGGGCGGCAGATCTATAAGGGTCGCCCGTACGTGTACCCGGAGCCGACTCGTGGTGACCACTTTGATCACGTGCACTGGGCTATGAAGAACGGTGGCGTGCTGCCGAACTTCGCGTCGCTGTATGACAACGGTGGATGGATGCCGGATGGTGGCGTTGGGGTGAACCTGTCGGGTCGCCCTGAGGCCGTGTTGACGCCCGAGGAGTCCGCGGGCCTGAAGGCAGGGCTTGCTACCGGGCCCCTGGTCGGGACCATGGTCGTCCGTGACGAGCACGCGGCCATTGACGAGCTCGAGCGGATGCGCCGCCGAGAGTTGACGCGACGGAGGGTGACGGGGGTTCTCCGATGACCTATGTCGTGTTCAGCTCGGCGCCGGTTGTTCCGGAGCCTCCGTTGCCCCGCTACTTGGGGTTGTCGCATACGTGGACAGGGTGGGATGGGACGTCGTTTGACCTGACGGAGGGCACGGCCGGGGTGTTCATGCTCCTCGACGGTGTCACGGGTATGCACCTTCCGGAGTTCGACCAGTTCTTGGACGAGCACGCTTCGGTGGATGGTGCCCGGTATCGGGGGACGCGCACGCGTGTGCGTAACCCGGAGTGGACGTTGGGCATCTTTGGTGAGTCGACGCCGGAGTGGCGTGCTCGGGATGTGGCGTTTTGGCGGACGATGCATCCCGAGCGGCCGGGTTTGTGGACTGTGACGGACTCGGATGGTGCGGCTCGGACGTTGACGTGTCGTTTCCGGTCGTCGTCGGAGATTGAGTTTGGGTTGGATCCGGCGAAGGCTGGTTGGTCGGTGTACCCGGTGACGTTGATGGCGGAGCGCCCGTATTGGGAGGGTGCGCCGGTTCATTCGCCTGTGTGGGGTACGGAGGTGTCGGAGAACTTTACCGGCCCGTCGGATGCTGCCCCGGACTATTACGTGTCGGGTGCTACGTCGTTGGGTTCTGCCGAGTTGGCGAACCCTGGTGATGTGGACGCGCATGTGACTTACACGGTGCGTGGTGTCGGGTCGGGGTTGACGTCGGTTGCTATTGCGGCGGCTGGTGGTCAGCTCGGGTTTGGTGCTGTGGCGGCGGGTTCGGTGTTGCGCATCAATACGGATCCGACTGCCCCGTTGGCGACGTTGAACGGGGTTGACGTGTCGGGTCTGGTGAATCCTTGGGATCCGCGCCCTATCCCTGCGGGTGAGTCGTCGCCGTTGGCTATCACGTTGGTTGGTCAGGGGACGGTTCAGGGGTCGTTTGTGCCTCGCTACTTTAGGGCGTTGTGATGGCTGGTCTCCCGTTTGATGTGACGGTGTTTGACAAGTCGTATGTGCGGAAGGGCCCGTTGGGTGCCCCGCTTGAGTTGTCGGGTGAGTTGGTGGCGAATGCTGCGGGGTCGCTCGAGTTTGCTGTCCCGTCGGATCACCCGCGCGTCCCGGACCTTGTGGCTTCGGGTGCGCGGGTGGTCGTGAACTACCGGCCTACGTCGTCGTCTTCCATGTTCCTCATCTCGGGGCGTGTGGAGGAGGTTGCGGGTGGTGGGCCGAGGCATGCTCCGTGGCGTCGTTTCACTGTGGTGGATGACTTCACGGTGTTGACGGATGAGGTGGAGTGCTGGCCGAATCCGACGGGCACGGTCTTGCAGCAGGGCGATGACGCGGCGTACTTCACGCGGACGGGCCCTGCGGAGACGGTGTTGAAGCAGATCTTGGCGCCGAACGTGGCCCGGGATGGGCACGTGTTGACGATCCCGGCGACTGCGGGGTTGGGGTCGACGATCACTGCGAGCGTTCGGTTCCATACCCCGTTCGAGCGCCTGTGGCCTGCTGTTGAGCAGGCGGGGTTGTTGGTGCGGGTGCGGCAGTCGGGTGCTGGTCGGGTGCTGGATGTGACGGTTCCGACGACGTATGCGCGCGTGTTGACGCAGGAGTCCGGGGTTGTGGTGTCCGGGGAGTACTCGGTGGCGGCGCCGACGGTCACGCGGGTCACGATCCTTGCCGGCGGTGAGGGTACGGCCCGGGTGGTGCGCCGCAAGATCGACGCGGCGCGGGAGACGGCGTACGGGGTGCGGTTGTCCGCCCGTCGTGACGCGCGCGACGTGGAGTCGACGGATCCGAACCTCGAGGCGGTCCTGACGGCGCGCATGGATGAGGCGCTTGCTGAGGGTGCCGCTAAGGCGTCTCTCAAGTGCGAGCTCGTGGAGTCGGACGCGTTCAAGTTCGGGGTGACGTTTGGCCTGGGTGACCGGGTCGCTATCCGTTTGGCGGGTGCGCCTGTGGTGACGGACACGGTTCGTTCCGTTGCTTTCGACTGGTCTCCGGGTGACGGGGTCCGTGTGACGCCGCGTGTGGGTGAGTGGTCGGATTCGGCCGACGCGCCTTTGGTGAAGCAAGTTACTGCGCTGACGCGCGCCGTTTCCAACATTGAGAAGAGGTAGTCCATGGGCACCGTGGCGGATGTTAACTACGGGTTCAAGGGGCAGGTTACTTCTGCTCAGACCCCGCTTGTGTTGGGGATTGGTGCGCGTTACGCGGTGATCGGGTCGGGGTTGAAGGCGTCGGCTGGTGGTGCGGGTGACCGTGCTGTGACGGTGTCGCCTGGTTCGGCGTGGGGTGACGGTGTCCTGTCGACGTGGTCTACGTCGGGTGTGGTGAATGCGGCGGCGAACTCGACGGGGGCGACCCGTTGGGACACGTTGGTCATTCGCCGGCATTGGCAGCCTGCGGCGTCCCCTACTGGGACGTCCACGTTGATGCTCCTCACCGGGGGGTCGTCGAAGGCTATTGCGGTGTCCCGGAAGACGGACCGTGGCGTGACGGATTCGGACCAGCCGATCGCGTTGGTGCCGGTCGCTAACGGGTCTGCTGTTGCGGGGCAGCCGGTGGACTTGCGCTGCTGGACTGGTGCTGGTGGTGGCCTGGTCGCGGAGAACGTTGAGGCGTTGCAGTACCTCGACGACAAGGGCAGCACGGTCCATATCGGGGAGACGGTGCACACCCGTTTGGAGGACGGTTCGGGGACGCTGTACTGGTCGCAGTCGGGTACGCCTTGGACTGCGGTTGCCCCGCAGAACGGGTTTACGAATGGGTCGGGTTGGGCGGCGGTTCAGGCTCGGGCTTCTGGTGGTGGGGTTGATGTTAGCTCTGCGTTCCTGATTCGTGGGGTTGGGAATTCGGCTGCGGTTGTGGCTGGTGTCCCGTTCTTGGTTGGGTTGTTGCCGGTTGGTCTTCGTCCTTCGTCGCAGGTGGTTGGTACGGGCTTGTTGTCGCATGGTACGACGCGCTCGGCTTGCTTGGTGTATTACATGACGAATGGTCGCATTGAGGTTGTGCCGTTTACGTCGGGCACTATTGGGAACTTCGCTTCTCCGTCGCCGTGGACGAACTTCGTTGCTCTGAATGCGGTGTCTTTCTGATCCTGATTTTGGGGGGCGTTATGCCGGATCGTCGAAGGTTCGGCAGGACGCCGGACACGATTTGCATTCTTGCGGTGCTGACTGTTGTGGGGGCTGGGCTTACCGTTTCGCGGCAGGTCCCCCCTTCGGTTCTCGGGTTGGTGCCGGAGCCGTTGGCCCTTGTGTGGTCGGCGACGTTTACCGCGTCGGCCGGGTTGTCGTTGGCTGGCGTGTTGTGGCGTGACCACTTGAACGGGTGGGGTATTGAGCTGTGCGGGCGTATCGCGTTGGCGTGCACCTGCCTGGCGTACTTCACGGCGCTGGCCGGCAAGGCATCGAACTGGGGTTCGGCGATTGTTGTTGGCCTGATCCTCGCTGTTGGTGTTGCGTCGGTGTGGCGCATGTATCAATTGCTGCGCCGGTTTGACCAGTTCAAGGCTGACGTGCTCGCGCTCCGCGCCATGCGGCAACGGGAGGGCGGAGGCGCATGACGACGTTGCAGGCCGTCTTTGCCTTGTTTGGTGCGTTGGGTCTTGGTGGCGGTGCTACGGCCTGGTTCTATGTGCGGCCGATGATTCGGAAGCACCGGGCGGAGGCGCATAAGACTGATGTTGAGGCGGCGGCTTCTGAGAGCGCGGCTGAGGACGAGCACCTGAAGACGGTTGTTGGGTTTGTTGTGGAGCCGTTGAAGGATCGTCTGGGCGAGCTTGAGGCGGAGGTTGCCCAGTTGCGTGTTGAGGTTACGTCGGCGCGTCGTAAGTATTTCCGTCTGATTGATTGGGCGCGGGATGTGTTGGCGTGGAAGCGGGTGTGGCACCCGGATGCCCAGCCTCCTATGCCTACCCTTCCGCCTGAGATTTCGGACGACCTTTAGGAGCACCATGGCTTACTTCCTTTCTCCTGCGCTGGTGCGTTTGCGCGCGGAGGTGAATGCCCTGTGGCCGGGCCGGTCGAAGGCGTCTGACGGTTGGATTGGTGACACGTCGCACGCGGCCCGTAAGTCGGACCACAACCCCGACTACTCGGCCGCGGGGATCGTTCGCGCGATCGACGTTACGAACAACGGCATCAACGTGGACGCGTTCATTTCGTCTGTGATCCGTGACGCCCGGTGCCGGTACGTGATCTCGCGTGGCCGCATCTGGACGCGCGAGAACGGGTGGCAGCGGTACACGGGTGCGAACGCGCACAACCATCACGTGCACGTGTCGGTGCGCACTGGTGGCGGCTACGACATGCAGGTCCATTCGTGGGGCCTGTCTACGACGGTCGGCAACAACCTC